CCCTTACGTCGTGCGGCGTGTTCCCGTCGTGGATAAGTCGGAGTATTCGTTCGGGTCCATTGACTTCGGCGACCAAGAGATACTCATAGATGACGAATTAAGCGTGGAGCGGTCAGCCATAACGCTATTGCACGAAGTTATTCATGGGATACTGAACGAACTAAAATTTCACACCGAAAACGATAATGAAACACTGGTAAACGGTTTGGCGGTGGCGCTGTATCAGTGCTTGTCCGCAAATCCTTTACTTTTTAACATCACCACACCACAAAAGGAGAAGCGTATGGCAAAAAAGAATACTAAACAGACATCGCCGGAAATAGCGACATTAGCGTCTAAGAAACTTCGCGATGGGCGCACGAGCAAAGAGGTTAAAACGTTGGCGGCTACCGCGCTGTCGCAGGCAAAAGGAAAGCCGTCAAAAAAGAAAGGATAACCGTTTTTATGGCTAAAGACGACTGTTTCGTAATCGTTTACCGCTTTTTGGCCTATCTCTATGATTGCCTGAAAAAGGGAGAGGCGGTAAATACGTCTTTTGACTACCATACGCAATACGGCATACAGCGCGAATACTGGCAATATATAGTATCCAATCTGTTGGATGAAGGGTATTTAGTTAATAATCCGGTAGCCATAACGCCAAGAGGGATAAAATGGCTATTCAAGAGTAAGTTGGCTAAAGAGGCCGCTTCACTTTTCCAATCGTAGCGACCCGCCCCGTAGGCGCAAAATTGCAAAAATATTTCCTCCCCGCTATATATCCCGTAATTATATTGCTTTCACGTTCCCCCCACGCCTCTCAACGATGCGCAATACCGGGGGGCCATTTTGTTTATGCCTCCTAAAAATTTCCGCATATTAAAAAAATATCTTGCGTTGCTATATATTGCGCTAATATCTTACCTACATACGCCGCGTAGGGCGCGGCGGCTTACACTCTAAAACCGGGGGTTTTATGGGGTTGAAGTTCAAATTGGACTCTCTCGACGGGGTCGAGGCGTCCCAAAAGGCGTTTTACAAAGAGGTGAACGGTAAGTTCGAGCTCGACATCGAAGGGCACCCGGACGGGGATTTGAGCGCGGCCAACAAGCGGCTCCTCGCCGACTTGAAGGACGCCCAGTCTAAGGCCAAGGCGCTCGAAGAGGCGGCGAAAAAGACGGAGGAGGAGAAGAAGGCGGCCATCGCGGCGGCGCAGAAAGAGGCGGAGGAGAAGCTGAAGAAGTCGGGCGACATCGACGGGTTGACGAAGAGCTACGAGGAGAAGCTCGCGGCCAAGGAGAAGGAGGCGGCGGCGAAGATATCGGAGCTCAACGCGGCGGTCTACAATTTGACCGTGGTGCAGACGGCCACGAATATAGCGGCGAAGATCGCGACGCCGGGAACGGCGGAGGTGTTTATGCCGCACATCATAAAGCGGTTGCGGTATGAGGACGGGAAAGTGAAGGTGCTCGACGCGCAGGGCAACTTGAGCGCCTTGACGATAGAAGAGTTGGAAACGGAGTTTAAAAACAGTCCGGCGTTCGCCCCTCTGATCGCCGGGCCGAAAGGGAGTGGGACAGGGTCCCAAAGCGCGGGGGGCGGCGGGAGCGGGGCTCCTACGCCCAAAAAGAACGAGACGCCCGAAGAGAGGGCGGCCCGGTATCAAAAGATGTTGGATAACGACAACAAAAAGTAAAGGGAGGTACAAATCATGGCTATACTGTACAAAGACAATTTGATTCAGTATTTTATGCCGGCTGTCATTGAGCGGTTGGGGCAGAATACCGAGGTGTTCAATGAGAAGTCGCGGGGCGCGATCCGGCTCACCGGCGATAGGTTTACCGGTGATTTTTTGGAGGAAACATTTTATAAGAGCCTCGCGGCGGCGCAGGCGCGAATCCAAATTCGTACCAATCCGAACCCCGACGCCCCGGTCGTCGATTTGACGCAGGACGCGGTCAATTCGGTAAAGGTGGCGGGACGCTTCGGGCCTGTGCGTTACGAGGGGGCGCAGTTGTCGTGGCTCGCTAAGCCGACGGGCGAGGGGATTGCGAAATTCTCAGAGTTCATGGCGAACGCGCTTATCGCGGACATGGTGAATACCGCCATTTCGGTGGCCGTCGCGGCGTTCAACAACAATACCGCGGTGGTCGCCAACGCGGGAACCAACCCGATAACTTTGTCGGCGATGAATAAGGCGCACGCTAAATTCGGAGATTCGTCGGCGAGCATAGTGGCGGACGTGGTATCCGGTAAGATTTACCACGAGTTGATTTCGCAAAACATCCTGAATACCGCGAACCTCTTTCAGGCGGGTAATATCACGCTTGTCGAGTGGCTCGGTAAGGTGGTAATCGTGACCGACGCTCCGGGGCTGTACAAGGCGACGCCCACGCCGGCGCAGGATTACGTGCTTGGCTTGGCCGACAGCGCGATAGTCGTAACCGATGCGGCGCAGGGGCTTATTACGAACATTGAGGAGAAAAACGGCAAGGAGAGAATCGAAACGTTAATGCAGTCCAATTACGATTTCTCCATACGGCTGAAGGGCTACAAGTGGGGCGGGTCGTCGTCGCCTTCCAACGCGCAACTGTTTACCGGGACGAACTGGACGCAGGTGGCTTCCGACGTGAAAGACACGGCGGGAGTTCTCGCAATCGGTCAGGCGGTATAACCGTTTTGATGTCAAACGTAGGGGCGTTGTTCGCAACGTCCCTGCTTTGCATTAAAAAACATAAAGCAAGGAGAGAATCTTTATGAAGTTGGACAATAAGAATAAAATTGCCTACCTCGCTCACCCGACCGCCGCCGAAGAGGTGAAGAAGGCGCGGGAATTGGGGTTCGAGATAATAGACATCCGTTTCGCGCCGGAGGGCCTTGACAGCGGCAAGGACGGCAAGAGCGGAAAAGACGGCGCGGCGGCGGCATAATGCCGCTATACGGGATAACCGCGGCGGAGTTCCGCGAGTACGCGCTCGCCGGATCGCCTTCCGTCGATTTGTCGGCTTACAGCGACGACGACTGTTTGCGCCTATTGACCGGCGCTAACCGTTTCGTCAATTCGCAGGACGACAAGCTGATAGGTACGCGCACGGATAGAGACCAGCCGGACGCCTATCCCCGGCGCGATTTGCGTATCAACGGCCACAGCTTCGCCGACGATGAGATTCCCGCAATAGTCAAAGAGGTCGTCATGGCTTTCGCCTTGGAAACTCACGCGGGGATTGACATATTTACCGGTGGTTCGGAAATGCCGGTGAAGCGCGAGAAGGTCGGTATTATCGAAGTGGAGTACGCGGTGCCGCAGACAGGGGTGGCGGGTATGACGGAGCGGCAAAGTTTGGCGATGAATCTCTTTCGTCAACTGTGCCGGGGGAAAAGGGCGGCGATAGCCTCGATAGAGATGGTGAGAGTATGAACTACCCTCGCATAGCGCAGACGGCCGCCCGGCTGATAAACGCGAACGGGCAGAATGTAACGCTGTCGCGGCGTTCCGGTGGGGATAGGGACAGCGTCACCGGCGAGATGATAACGCCGGAGGTCGTGGAAACGTTCCTTATGCGCGGCGTGTTGACGAATTTTGACACTAAGCTGATAGACGGCACGCTTATTACGAATCGCGACCGGAAATTGCTTATAAGCGGCGGGATAAGGCCGGAAACGGGCGACAGGGCGATAATCGGGACGGAGCTTGCCGGCGAGGTGATCGCCGTGATAAACGAGGTGAATCCGGGCGGGTTGCCGCTTGTTTACGAATTGCAGGTGAGAATATGAAAAAAATTACTCACGACATCGGCGGCATTATGCGCGGGTACGCGGAAAAGTTCCGCGAGGATTACGCGACTACGGTTCGGGCGTTAGGGTTGGAATGGTTTAAGGGCGTGATTATGAGGACGCCGGTTAAGGAAGGGCGTATGCGGGGGAACTGGCTTACGTCGGTGGGTACGCCTAATTACGCGGTAGTGGATAGGTTGGATAAGAGCGGGGACGCGGCAAAAGCGGAAGCAGAAAGCAATTTTGATCCGTTCGGCGTGACGTACATGACGAACAATCTCCCTTACGCGGAGAGGCGTGAAGCGGAGGGGGTTGGCCGGTAATAGGCGCTAAACGCGCCAAAGGGAAAGAGGCTTGGGGGAAAGGTCGGGGCGGTAATTTTGTAGAAAGCGAATTACAGCGTGTAGTGCGAAATATGGAGGCACAGATCGCAAATGCTTAAAACGCACCGCGCGATAACGCAGAGCCTCAAAGACGCGAACTTCGGGCTTGACGTCGCTTGGCCGAATGTCGTATACTCGGCTAAGACGGTAAACGGAGAGCCGCAGCCGTTTTTGGAATTGATTATAAGCGTAAGCAATAAAGCGCCGCTGACGTTGGGCGGCGACGACGGCCTTGATAGGGTCAACGGCCTGTTTATGATAAACGTGCGGTACGCCACGAATCGCGGGGCGGTCGTGGCCGACGACATGGTCGGGAAAATATTGGACTACTACGCTGTCGGTCGGAGGTTTGTCTACGAGGGGCAGGCCGTCAGGGTGGTAGGGGTAAGTACGGAGCCGGGGGCTCCCGATTTCGGGTGGTACAAAGTAACGGTTACGGTCAAGTACGAATCTTATCAAGGGAGGAAATAATGGGGTTTGAAAATCAAGTCATAGGCTCGATGGGGACCGAGATATACGTGGCGGAAATACCGAGCACGGTGTCCACGTCGCCGGGGTTGGCAACGATCACGCCGACGAATTGGAAGAAGGTGGGCGGCGTTACGGACGGCGGCACTTACGGCGGTACTTACGAGCTCGGGAGCGAAGCGCAGTTGGAGGACGGCAATTTGATGAAGTGGAAGGGCGTCAAGAACGCCGGAAGCGCGTCGTTGACTCTCCTTGTTTTGCCGCAGGATCCGGGGCAGTTGTTGCTGAAAGAGTACGCCGACAAGCGGGTGCCTTTGGCGGTGAAGTACGTAATCGGCAAACCGTCGACGAGCGATCCCGAAAAACGGCAAGGTTATGGGTTCTGATACGACCAAGCCGCTTGGCGCCTATATCACTTTGCTCGGTGAGGATAGCGCGGAGTATCAAAAGCGTTTGAGAGCGCATATCGACAAATCCCGCAATAAGGACAAAATTCCGCTTGCCGATACAGAAAAGTTTTTAATGGAAAGCCGTATCGCCTGTGTGGTTGGATGGCGCGGCATCGAGCGCGACGACGGGGAGGGCGAATTGGAGTATACCCCGGAGAACGCGAGAATGCTATTGACCGACATCGATAATAAATGGTTACTCGAGCAGATTGGCGAGTTTATGGCCGACCGCGCAAATTTTATTCGGGGCAGCGGGAAAAGTTAATCCTTGCCGCCCAGTTCGAAGCGTGGCTTAATACGCCGCGTGAGCGAATAGACAAGAAAGGCAAAGTAACGGTAGAGAAAAGCCGCCGCGAGAATTTTAACGGCGCTCCTTATTGCGGGGGTTACCCGGAGGTCGGCAACTTTCAATATCTATGGGAATACTTCGCGGAGATAGGGGCCGGAAAGCAGACCAACGGCGCGTATGTTCCGCTCGAATGGGTAGACCTCGCGTCGTGGATAGCGGTAACAGGAATAAAGCTCGACCGGTGGGAGGCGAGGACGCTTATGGAGATGTCCGCCGCTTTTGTGGAGTACACGTATAAGGCGAAAAGCGTAAGCTGTATGTTGCCGAAAGCATTGCTGTATCTGATATTGCCGGAGGACGAACTGGCGCAGTTGGATTACCTATAAGGGAGGGCGGTATGTCTACCGAAGTGTCAAGCCTCGTATTGAAGGTAGACGGGCGTGAAGCCGTCGTTTCTTTGGATCAGGTTGCCGCCTCGTTCAACGCCACCGGCGCGGCCGGCGAGAAGATGGGCAAGTCTACTGAGAGCGGTATGGAGAGCGCCTCCAAGAGCATAGCCGGCCTTGTATCCGCGCTGGGGATAGGGGCGGCGGCGTGGAAAGCCTATTCTATCGCGGTCGAAGGCGTCAAAAAGGCGCAGGCCGATGTACTTGCGCAAGCGAAATTGGAGGGGGTGATTCGGGCCACCGGCACCGCTTCCGGCGTTACCTCCGACCAAATGGAACGCCTCAATAAAGTGCTGTCCGAAAACTCCATTTATTCAACAGGTACTCTTAAAAGCGCACAAGCGCTTATGGCTACCTTCTCCGAAGTCAGCAGCGACGTTTTCCCCGACGCTATGCAGGCGGCCGTGGACTTGTCGAATATTACCGGTTCCCTCGAAGGCGCGGTTACTATGCTTGGTAAAGCCTTACAGAACCCGGAAGAGGGCTTAGGCGCGTTATCCCGCGTAGGATATACGTTTACGGATCAACAAAAGGAAATGATAAAGACGTTGACGGCGTCGGGTAAGACAATGGAGGCGCAGACGTTTATCCTCAAAGAACTGAATAAGTATCAGGGAGGCGTAGCAAAAACCGTCGCGGAATCGGCGGCGGGGCAGTTAATCATACTTAAAAATCAATACGATGATATACAATCCTCGCTTGGCGAAAAGTTGTTGCCGACGTTGGTGCAATTCCAAAAAGTAATGAACGCGGTAATGGCGGCGTTTAACGGCGCGGTTGACATTTTCAATAAGACGTCTACGGCTACAAAAGTAGCGGTGGGCGGTTTTGCCGCTATATTGGCGGGGGCGCTTGTTACCATTCCGGCAATAATAGCCCTTGCGAAGGCGAAGGCGGAGCTGAATAAACAACTCATAGCTTTTGCGGCGAACTCGCCTAAAATGGTCGCCGGATTAAAAAGCATAGCCTCGGCGGCGGGGGCGATAGGGATAGCCGCCATTGCCATTGAGGCGGCCGCTTCCGCGTATGAAAAGGCGATGGAGAAAAAGACCATGGATCTCGACACGGAAGCGGCGCAAAAGTCGCTAAACGCGTTAAAGCCGCGGATGGACGGCGTAATAACGAAGTGGCAAGTCATGGACGCCGAAATGAAGAAGAACAATGACACGTCGACAAAATCAAAGGAGGAGCTGGACAAGCTCGCGGAATCGGCCGTAAAGGCGGCGGCCCTCATTGAGAATATGACGCGCCGCACGAAGGGGCTTTCCGAAATGACGGCGGAAGAAATAGATAAGATGCGTTCCGAACAATTCGGGCTTAAAACCTCCGCGCAACTCCGCGAGGAGGCCGCCGCGAAATTAGCCGCGGAAGCCGCCGCAAAGGATAAGGCGGCGAAAGCGTCGGAGGAGTATGTCAAAAGGATGAGAAGCGAAGCCGAAGCGTTAAAGAACGAGGTCGCGACGGCGGTGGATAAGTTTATTGAAAGCGTCGATAAAATAGGGAAATTGAAAGCCGGTAATTTCATTGATGTCGATACGGAGCTGAAGGCCATTGACAAGATTACCGACGAATATATGAAAGGGTATCAATCGCAGACGGAGATATTGGCGGTTGAACTGCAAAGCCGTATGCAGATGACGGAGGCTTTCCGGCAAAAAGGCCTTATAGGGGAAAAGACGGCGAACGAGAACAAAGCTAAAGACCTTAAACGGTTTACAGACACGGTCGCCGGGGAGTATCGTAGTCAAACGGATATTATTCAAGAACAGTTCGAGGAGCGCCAAAAATCTTTCGACACGATGATAAACGCGGGTAATATCGCGCTACAAAAATCTATTGCCGCGCAAAACGCCGCTCAGGAGAAGCTGAAAACCGGCGGCGCGTCCATGCCCGAAGCGCAAACGGCGGAGTATAGCGGTCAGATCGCGGCGGCGCAGGATGATATTGACAAGCAGATAAAACTTGTTCAGGAGTTCCAAGGCTACAAGGTAAAACTTGAACAAGATACGCAAAACAAACTTCGCGAGATACGGGAGGCGGCCCTTGCGCCTATCGCGTCGGAGCAGGATAAGATTTTGGCGGCGTATGAGCTCACAAATCGGGCTATAGACGAAGCGGCCGCCACACAAGGCGCGGACTTGGCAAAAGTCGCCGCCGCCCGAAGCCGGAACGATTACGAGTACGCGATGGCGATGCAAGAATTATCAGTCAAAGAGAAAGCGGAGGCCGATAAGCGAGCGGGAATACGGCAGTCTGAAACAGACGTTATAAAAGCGGAATACGGCAAACGCATCACGGAAACCGTCGCGTACTATACCCATATTGAGAAAGACGCGAGGAAAGCGGCGGACGCGGAAAAAGCGCTTATCGCCGAAAGGGACAGGGCGATACAGATGTCTCAGGCGCAAGCCTTGGCGAAAATACCGGGGATGTACGACGCGCAAATAGCGGTGGTACGGGCGAAGCTCGCGGAAGAACTGGCGCTTCACGCGGGCAACACGGAAGCGATTATCGCCCTAAAGCGCAACGCGGCGCAACAAATAGCGGCGATTGAGGCGGAGGCGTGGCAACAGCCGTTACAGGGCGCTTTGCAGTACGCTGACGCGGCTATGACGGTAGTGAACGCGGTAACGGACGCGTATCGCAACGCGAATGATAGGAAGCTGTCCGACATTGATAAAACGACGCAAAAGGAGATTGACGCGGTCAAGAAGAGCGGCGCCACGAAGCGGGTACAAGAAGCGGAGATTGCCGCCATTGAGCAGGAGGCGGCAAAGAAGAAACTCGACATTGCCGTTTCGCAGTGGAATATGGATAAGGCGATGGCGGTAGTGAACGCCTCCCTTGCGGCGTTAAAGGCGTTGGCCTCCGCGCCGCCGCCGTTGAATTACGTCCTTGCCGCCGCGACGGCCGCCGCGGGGGCGATACAAGTAGGGATTATCAACTCGAACAAGCCGACAATGGCGCAGGGCGGATTTGTGCCCGGCACCAGCTACACCGGCGACCGCGTTCCTATCCAAGTCAATTCCGGTGAGGCGGTTTTGAACGCGGCGCAACAGCGTAATTTCATGGCGCTCGCCAACGGAGCTCAGCCGCGCGTTCGCGGCCCCGCGCAGTTATCGAGCGATGACGATACGGGCATAGGCGCAATGCAACCCCGCGATGATGCCGCCCCCTCCGCGCCGGTAGAGCAAACAACGGTAATGACGGCGAACTTCTACGACAGCCGTTTGAACGTGACCGAGGAGATACGCGCCGCGATACGTAGCGGCGAGTTTATACCCGTAATGCGCGAAGCGTTGCAAGCGGTGGGGGCGTAATATGGCTTTTGGACGCAAAGAGACTTTGACGATTACAAAGAAAAACGACCCTAACGCGCGGCTTCTCTTTCCGTACCCGTCGTTCGGTTATACCGTTGAATTAAGAAAAGCGCTCAATATTCAACGCTTCGCTCAAAAAGTGTCGGCTTTTGATAGGGGCCTTGTGCATGATAGGCGTTTATGCGCCTTCAAACTATTAACCGAGCGCGTTCAAGAATTGGAAGAGATATTCCGACCGACCGCCGATAACGATAGGTATATTATGTGTTTACCGGATAATTGCGGCTTTTATCCCGCCGGCCCCGACAAAGGAGATAGCGGCGATTTTGAATTTTCTTTGGCGGAGGAAGTAAAGTGGGGATCGATGCTGACAACCCCGTATGGTATGTTTGAGGTCGCCTTTAATATATTGATTCACAACGCGCCAAATACGAATGTACCCGCTTCGCCTAAAGAGTTTGGGGGGCTGTTTGACTTTGGAGGGGCTAAAGGGATAAGAAGTCCTAAAATCGCGCCTACGCAAGAATTCGGGCGCGCGCAAGCGATCACGTTAGGAGGGGAAAATTTTTCAATTATGACGCCAACAGCGGAATACCTGTCGGATATAACGATAACGACGAATACGCGTAAAATGGCGGAGGTCGCCAACGTTTTGCAGAACGAGAGGGGCGAAGGGATATCTATAAAAGGGCATAACTTGTATTTTTGGTGGGGCGGATTGTTTGATACGCGAGGGCGCGAGCAACAAGTGAGATTATTGAGCGATAATTATATCTTTACCCATATTTCCCCGGAATTGTGGGGGGTGACGGTGCCGTTGTGGTACGAGGGCACGTTAGTCGACGGGGAGCTCTTGAGATGATGACCAATAGCGTAATCAATTTAGGTATTGTTTTGGCCGATATCTTGTCGGCGGCGCCTCCAATTGCCGCAGAGGTGCCCGAAATAGGTTTGTTCCGCCAAGGTAATTCCGGGTGGACGCTCTCGTACTCGACCGACAAGCTTGTAGGGGAATATCGTTTGCCCCCTCCCAATGACAATATAACGAATCCTATAGCTCAAATAATAAAATCGGCGCAAGGTTTTTTGACGTTGGACGGCATTGGCGCCCTTACTGAGGCGGGGGACTTCAAATATGGGGGCGGTCGCGTTTTGCAATCGGCGGTAAAGTTCAAATTAAACAATACCGCGGCGTTACGCCAAATTGTAGAGGAGAAAGGATTTAATTTTTACGGGCGCGTAGTGTACGTAACGGAAATTGTAAACGCTTCGGCGGCAGGCTCGGAAGTAAAAGTGGTTCCCCTATTTTGCGGAAAAATCAATCAACTGTCGTGGGGGGAAACGATACTGGAATTTACGGCGGTACCTAATTTTCATCAAGAACGAAGTACGAATTTGCAAATAAACGGCTTACCCGTCACATTCGGCGCGAATCGCACCGCAATGGCGATTAGAAGCAAAAAGCCTAAAGCCGTTACAAACGCCGAATTAGGATTGGATGTTGAAGATGAGTTTTTAGACGACACGCGTATAGAGTTAGAGGGGGTGTATAATGTTTCCGGGGTTCTATTGTTTATGTCCAAAAACGTTTCCAACAAAAGCGGACATGAGCTTTACGAGTACCTACGCGATGTTTATGGTATGTTGCCAAACTATATGGCGGACTACTCCGATGTCTATTTGTTATTAGATATGACCGCTAAGGCATCGGTGCATTATTCCGCGTCGGAGAACATATTTTTCCCAATAGCGAGAGGGCGCGACCGCGGGTTATCCGATTTGGGTGGAGATTTGCCGCTAACGCGAGAAGGGGACGACTTTATATTAAAGGTGAATAATCTATTCGGCGAAAATGGGTACAGAAAGGGCACAAACGCCTTTAGGCTCCGCAACGCTTCCCGTTACAAAAAGGTTGACACTATGGACGCCCCGTCGTACCATCAAAATAAATACGGGCAATATATAGGACAAAATGCCACAAAGCGTTTTTCCGTAAACGAGCTTACCGGTTTTGATTTATACCCCGTCGGCGGATTGGATTTTACCAGGCCCCCCGCGCCGATAATAGGGCTATTATTTTCAAATATCGGTCAAGAGTCCGACTATAGGCAATACGGGGACATTGATGGCGATATTACGCTAAAAGCGCAGGTACTGTTCCAAAAACATATAAACGTAGAGGATAGGGTATATATACCCGCCAACGGGCGCATCTTTGCGTCTACTTGGGATAATCGCCGAAACGCGAAGGCGATCGTAACTTCCCCTCTTGACGTAATGGAGCACGCTTTGCGATTGTCTAAGATAACGGACGAAGATGTATTATGGGGCCAACGCTACTTTGGGGAATCCGTTATAGATATTGCGGCGTTTGACGACACGACGCTAAACGACGTAAGGCTCCAAGAAGTGAGCCGCCAAAACGCCGAAAACAAAGGCACCGTAGACACTATAGTCAGAAGTATTTGTGCACAATATTATCTCGTATCCAAGAATAGTGTGCCGTTACCGGATTTTGCGGAACCGTACCGTCGGCCGTTGGAGTCCGTAATCTCTTTGGAAAACCCACCGAACGGCGCGCCGTTGATAACGATATCGCAAATTTTGAGCGAAGTGACTATAAGGGAACCGCAAGCCAACGACATTTATTGCGAGCCCGTGGTAAAATACGGCTACGTCGAAGGCGTGGGGTATCGTTACGAAATGGCCGTAACACAAATCAATATGCCTTCGTGGAAGCCGGAGTATACGCGCGGTTTGACGGACGACGACGCTAAGGCGTTATGGGATTATTGCAAAGGAATTTACAACAAGTACCGAATCTTTGGGGAGATGCCAACCGCGCTACAAGAATTGGAATGGGTGGGGGATTACGGCGAGGAATGGAGTTTCACGGGGAAAAGCTACCATATCGCCCTTGATTGCTTATATAAACGTTTGAGATGGATGCAATGCGCGAGAACTCAAATTAAAGTTGCGTGGGAGATAGGGCATACTTGGGGAGTAGGAACGCACATAATGCTCTCACTGAAGCATTTGAATAATGGGGAAATGGTGCCATGTGTGATAGAGAAGATAACAAAGACGCGTTACGGGAGCCAACCCAATGTATCGTGCGATTTAATCCTACTGAATGGGATATCGCTCGGCGCTACCCTACGTAATCGTCATATTGATTTAGAAACCGCGCCGATGACGCATGAAGAACTTGAGGGTACGACGCATTTACACATAGAAACGGAGGGGGTATAATATGGCCGATATAACACTGGAAGCGGACTTGACGAACGGCGCGAGCACTATGAGTTACAATTTTTGGATGCCAAATCGCTCGCGCGTGTATCAAGTAGGCGATTTTAACCGCAACTGGAATCTTTTGGACAGCCTATTACGGGGGGTAGAAAACGCCGTCGATGCACAGAATCAAAGCATTACGGGTATACACAACACCGCGTTGGACGCAAGGAGCATTGCGTCCAACGCGTTTACCGCGACTACCGAAATATTGGAAACGGTTCAAACGCTGATTGAAAGAATTGACAATCTTACCGTTGGCGGGGGCGGGGGGTGTGATTGTGATATCGACGGCGCTATTTCCGCGCACAATCTTGATATGTCGGCGCATGCCGATATACGGGCGTTAATAGAAAACGTTACCGGTGGCGGGCAAGGCGGAAACTCGCGGCAGGCTATGCTTATATTCGACGGGGATTTTTGGCCGTTTATCGCAAATGACGGTAACGTCGTTTTACGCCAACTGGGCTATTCGCGCATATACGAAAAGGGACAAAACGGGGAAATGTCCCTCCTATGGTACGCAAGCGACAATAACTATGGCAACGACACTAAATTTTATATGGCGGAGGGGGAAGCTATTATCGGGCGCGTTGTAAACGGAGCGCCGACTTTGATTAATACCGGCGTCGCGGATTTTGTCTTACAGCCAAATGACATTTTAATATGCGCTCGCATGGAAGTTACCGCCATAGGCAATGGGGATTTGCCGGGGCGCGTATTATTGGGCAACGGGCAAATTTTGCATAATACCCGCGCAAGGCTAAAAGGCGGCATAGCTGACGCATTTTGGGAGCCGGAGCACGGGGCGCGACAATATTGGGGCGAAGGCTCCGCAAGCTACCGTCCTGTGATGGGGTGTAAAGCGGCATCTTATATTCTTGACGGTAGTCATAACAGTGGGCTGTCCTCCTCGGAAGTAACTTCAATGCTAGGCAACCGTGAGGGTCATTTCTTGACATTGTGCCCCGCGTCGACGGCGAGTACCTTTTTACGGGCGTACTATTCGTCGGATAACTACGTATATATGGGAAAAAATACATGGAGCGAAATAGGTCTCAATATACGCAACTACGACCGACGAGAACAGGCGAATGGGGATATTGTATTTACCGTAGGCGGCACCACGTCGGCGGTACGTATAAAATACCCGCATGCGAACGGAGTAAACAGCGTATTGTCCTTTAGCGAAGATAACATGCACGCCACCGATCGGAAAGGGGCGTATATCTCGCGGAGAGCGCGCACGGACACGGAGGATCCGCTACCCTCAATGGAAATATATCAAGGCCTCCGCCTGTGCCATTTGCCTTTTTACATGGCCGATGAATACCCCACGTATGACACACTGGCGTATAACGGGGCGACCGCGTCATACGTAATTACCACGGTAAAAGCATTCGTACATATAAAGGGAAAGATCGTGCGAACACCGGGGGCCCCGCTTCCAACGGTGGACCTATCAAACGTATCGAACTATACGATAACTGGCAGTGAATATACTATCTTGTCGGTGGAACCGGAAGTTTTGGCGGGTAAAGTGAGTAAAAACGGCACAATCCTTACATTCGACGTGCCGTCGCCACAAGGGCAAATGGCTTACGCTATTATGATAGCTATACATCAACCTCTTCCGCAATAAATACGGGGGTAGTTTTTATGCTGATTTTAAAGTTGCAAGCTGAATCGGTACCGGTCATCGAGGATAGGGGCTGATATGTCAGATGCCGCGTATACCGCCGCAAGGGGCATGATAAAGGATATCAACAATGAGTTGCAAATCGTCGCGCTCATTGTAGTAGGCGTGTTCGCCGTGATAATTCTTTGGCTCCTGAAGGTGGCCGGCGACGGCAAGAAACTTGTCGCCGAAAAAGAGAAAGCGGAGATTGAGCGCACGAATCACAGGACAAAAGAGCGCGACGCGCAGATAAACGCGATGGGGGCGCGGCTCGACGCAGAGATCGAAAAGGTACGGACTGCACTCGAAGAGCATTTAAAAGATCATCTAAAAGAGGAGACCGCAACACAAGAACGTTTTGACAAGCTCGACGGGCGGCTGAATAGGATTGAGGGTAATATGCACACGATAGACATTAACATTGCGAAGATAATGGTCGCGATTGAACTAACGGGAAAGGGGTACGGCGCGCATGAAAATGTCGGATAAGATATTGTTGGCGATAATAACGGCTATTATGTTTGCCGCGGCGTTTGCTTACCTGAAGATAATAAACGAACTGTACCGTAAGGACGCGGAGATATCGCGATTGACGCTCGCGCTTAACGAGTGCGGGATACGGGAGAGGGGGGCGATTGCTATGGTTGAGAGGCAAAATGCGGCGATTGACGCGGTGAGAGTTGATACGGTGTTTGTCGAGCGTCTGATTAAACAGGCGGAGAAGAAATATGTCGAGGTGCGTGAAATCGTCGCCCAAAGCCTGGAAAGGGACACGAGCTATGAAAACAAGGTCAACAGTATTGATGTTGTGCTTCGTCGCTTCCATGGGGTTGAGTTGCGCTCCCCGGGCGGTGACTAAGGTCGAGTATCGCGACGTGTACGTGCCCGTGCGATGCAACGTATCAATACCGCCGCGTCCGGGGTACAATGCCGATCCGGTGATGGGCGTTGTCGATTTGTGCGAGTACGCGGAGAAATTGGAGATGTTACTACATACTTGTACGAAGGGGGAATGATATGCTAACATGGGATATTTGGTACGATGCGTGGGAAAGTCCTAAAGTCGTTGAGGTGTGTGGCGCGCCGGATGGTTTGGACAGGGCTTTATTGCACGCGTCTGAAAGCGGCGGAAAATAAAAAAAACGGT